CCTGTGGTAGCAATTTGGTTTTAGCTGGCGTATTACGGGTGACCGGCATGGAGCCGGATCAAGGCGTGTTGCTTGCCCCGCAGTTCCGGCAGTCTTCGCGATAGCGTTGAGCGTCACTGATGAACCGGCCGCAGCCATCACAATTGAACATCATCATTTTTGGCTTCTTCGGCTTGGCCAGCTTGATGCCGGTGCCGCGCAGGGCTTCCTTGATGTTCACGTCATCGCGTTCGACCAACCGGCGGCTATGCGCGTCGATGTAGGGCCTGGGCCAGACCACTGCACCTGATTGACCGAGCTTTCCGATCCAGGTGACGGTGTGGGCCCTCGGCACCACGACAGCCTTCGACAGATCACTGGTGAATACTCCGTCCTCACAAAGCCAAATCAGGTTGTTGCCGTTCCAGCACTGCGGTTTCTGGATGTAAAACTCGGCTGCGTCGGGGTGCTGGTCCAGGGCTTCGCTCAAGGTGACATTCTGGCAATCGACGCCGACTCGTGCCCTGGCGTCGACATAGGCCTTGGGCCAGGGGATGTCAGTGTCGCGGTGATCGCAAGCGCCGTCCCGGGTGAACAACTGGGCCTTGGCCAGATCGGTGACATACCCAGATCCGCCAAAGCCCCAGAACGATAACCCGTCGCCGACGTAAGCGTGACTGCGGCTGTCTTGCAGGTAGAACTGATCGTCCATGGATTATCTCCAGTCAGGCGCCGCCCTCCGTGATATCGGATGGAGGCGGAATGATTGATAGCGTTACTGGGCGGGGAAATTTACAATTTCTGTTTAATCATGGAGATGAATAGATGTTCCCCAAGTACGTGCGTCCGGTTGGCTATGGTTTGGTGGTAGTAGGAACGATCTCACTACTATTTTCGGCTTTCGAGTTGTTTGCTGGAAGAGATTCTCTGTTTGCCGTGGCTAAATCAGCAGTATTTGTTCTGGTTGGTGTTTGGATTATCAAAAGCGCAGTAAAGGTCTAGCTACATCCCAACGTGCCAGCTTCTTACAGTTGTCGCCCCCCATTACCGGTTACAGCGAGTAGGGGGGGTAAATGGGTTCTATGATCTCGTCGCCCGGGTCGTGCTGAATTGCGAGAAGGCTTTTATTGCGAAATTCCCGCGCCACCTTTTCAGAAGGCTCGAAAACGTGGCGCGGAGGATTTAGCAGAGGCTGGCAGTGGGCATAGCCAAGCGCATGCAGGTGATGAATCATCAAGGTCATCGCCTCGCCTTGCTCAGTTATGCCTGACCACTCCATCAATTCGGCCAGTGCTTGGCGAGTGCCCGGTCGAACTCGCAACCTTAGCTCTTCCTCGCCCACCGCTGTGCGCTTCTTGGCAGACTTGGCCGAGCGCTCTTTCTGTGTTGCTGCCATGGCCTACCTCTTCAATTCCACTGGCCGGCAAGTCCAGCCAGGTCTGTCGTTTGCGTTGTTGGATGCGGGTTATGCGGCGCATGAATCGACCTTCTGCTGACTCCAGGCGCCGACCGCCTCAAAGATCCGCGCCGCGTGCGCCTCATCCAGCGATATCACTTCCGGTATGGCGATCCATCCAGAAGCCACCATCTGGCTTTTGTTGGCCGATTCACGCAGTTGCTTGTAGCAATGCTCGATTACTTCCTCCAGGTGGTCAGAGAGGTAGTTGCCGTTTGGTGCTACCTCAATCGACTTGCTGTAGCGAACGCCGCGGGCGTCAAGGCAAAGCACGCTGAGGTAGATCGTCCAGCGGTGCGGGATGCCGCAAACGGCTTGGCCGATTTTTCCGGGCGCGATGATCTTGAGCGACTTGTAATTGATCATGCCCTGGCGACCGCTGGGGTCGATGTTCACCACCGCGACGTGATTCGTGGAGAGCAGGGCGCGGCACGATCGCTCGATTCGCGCCTTGAAGTTGTGAGGCTTACGTTTGCTCATAGCGAGTCCGCCATTCTGCGAAGCGTCCGGCGCTCAGCCAGTGACAGCCCTTTGGGCTTTCGCTTGAGCACCGTTTCAGGGTCGATTCTGTTTGAGCGGGGAGGCGGGAGAGGGTTGCGCGGCGGGCTTTTGAGTTGGGCGATCTGCCCGCCCGCCGCAATAAACTGGGCTACCTGGTCTGATAACGCCTCGGCTCGCTGCCGCTGCTGTTCAACCAGATTGAGGTGGTTGCTGATCATGCGGCCTTGCTCCTGAGGGCTTTTTCATACCCATCGACCAAAAGCTTGAACTCCCACAGATCCTCTTCAAGCTTTTCAATGTAGTCGTCGTCGCGCTTGAACTCTTTCCACCAGAGCTGGCGGCCTACGGGCTTGAGTAGCGGGCAATACATCCCGATGTGCCACCACTTGCGGCCAGTGATCCACATGCAGCCCTGCACCTGGTCGATTACGTCGCTGGCGTCGTTATCGATGTGGAAGGCGCGAAGCTTGTCGGGAGCGAGGAAGCACTTGTATTCCGAGCCGCCGTCTTCACCGATGAAGCCGTCAGCGCTGGCGCCAAACACGCCGTCATCCGTTTTCACCAAGCCAACCTGGGTGACGATTAGCCCGGTCTGGATTTCGTGCTCCATGCGCGCTTCCGGCTCCAGTTCGTGCCCTCGGCGCATTTGCCAAGTTTCAAACCCGCCATCAAGTGGTGCACCGCCGATACGCTCGACGGCCAGTTCAAAGGCGTAGGTAAGGGCTGCGTTTGATGGCTCACCAACTGTTTCGCCGTCCAGAGCGCGCTGGACGACCTCGGCCTTTGGGCCAGCCTTGTAGCCGGCCAGCGCCATGGCTGTAGTCTCGCCCTTGCCGGCAAGCATGGCGTCGACATATTTGCGCTGCTGAGCATTCAACCCGTTCACCTTCGAGCGAGCGGTACTGAACATGCTGGCGGTGATTACTCCGGCGCGGGCCTGCAGCCACTCAGGCGAGCCCTGGGTACAGTTCACGATAATCATTGAGGTGTCTCCTGATTTTGCTGCTTGGCGAGAACGGCGGCTTTAACTACTTCATAGCCAACTTTGTCACCTGCAGCCTGTAGCACCTTAAGCGCTGCTTGCCACACGGCTTTCAGCTCTTCGGCGTCTTTGGTTTGGTCGACTCGCTCCAAAATGTCAGTAACAACTTGCACTCGCAGGTCGTCGCCCGTGTCGCCAGCGCCATGACCATCATCGTCCTGCATTTCGCCGGTCGTGATGTTCAGCAAGGCGCACATAACGTATCGCTTGCCGTAAGTGGTGGAAGAGCCAACCGCCTGCACTGCGTTTCGACCTTTACCAATATCCACGGGCAGTAGCATGGTTGTTTCTTCCCGATGGCCATCCCGATGCATGAGGATGCCGGTCACGCTCACTCCTGCGGCTGTGTTCTCAACTTTGAAGCTGATTGCGAAGCCATGGGTCTGCATGATGGGTTTGAGCGTAACGTTGATGTCGTCAAGCGTTGCGTAGGTCTTATCCGTGTGAGTGTTGAGTGCACCCTGGCCTACGGTTGGTATCTCGCATTGCATTTCAGCCATGGCGGCGTTGAAAGCGGCTTCGGCAGTTTTGGCCTGCATACGCTCATGCATGGCCAGCAGGCGCTCCATCTTCTCGATGTCGCAGGTTGGATCGGCAGCAGCACGGCTGATGACGGCCAGGATGCTGTTGTCCGTGGAGATCGGCGCCACAGTCTGGCGCCGCTGTTCGGGAACGATGATTTGGCCGCTCATGCTGGCTACCTCAAAAGTTGATTGTGATATTCGGAATTTCGCGGCGAGCAATCTTCAGGACGATGGCCTTGGCCAGCTCTTCGGTGATGTTCATGGTCATCAGCGCCTCTTTAGCGGCGCCCATTACTTTCACTTTGTGGGCTTGATCAGCCTCGCGAAGCTTTTGTTGTCGCAAGGCCTCATCAGCCTCGGCTTTTTGGCGAGCCAGCTCATCCTGCCGTGCACGCTCCACCGCTTCTTCTTGGCGGCGCACAGCATCGAGGCGCTCTTGTTCGGCCCGTTGCTCGGCGGCAATGCGATTGGCTTCGGCCTGTGCTGCCAGGCGCTCTGCTTGCTCTGCCTGCAGTTGAAGCTGAAGGCGCTGACGTTCTGCCGCTGCCTCGGCATCACGAGCTGCTTGCTCCGAGGCGCGTTGCGCGGCTGCAGCCTCTTCAAGCAGCTCTTGCTCGCGACGTGCGGCTGCATCATGTTCGGCCTGGGCGCGCTGCTCGGCTTCCACGCGCGCACGTTCTGCGGCAGCGCGGGCGATCTCTGCCTCGCGGTCGCGCTGGGCCTGGGCTTCTGCCTCAGCGCGCAGTCGTGCCAGTTCTGCCTGTTCGGCTTCGTACTGGGTGCGCTCGGCCAGTAAAGCGCGGAGCTTAGCCAGGGCCCGGTCTTTTGCCTGTGCAGCCTCAGGCAGGAACTCTTGCCAGCTATCGTCGATTGCGATCGCTTCCAGATCAGCGATTACCTGGGCAACGGTGACGGCTTGCGGCGTGGCGTCGAATAGCGCCATGTCCTTGATTTGCTGGATGCCGTCGTTGTGCTTATCAACCCGGGCGTCTTCAGCTTTCTGCCAATCATCCAGTGGCTTGCGGACTTCTTTCTGCCACAGCTCCAGCGTGTCCCAGACTCGCTTGCGTTCGGCGTCGATCTTCTTTGGGATTTCCTTTTGCTCAGCCGATACCTTTTTCCCCATATCATCCAGAGCGGTTTTCGTTTGGGCGATTTTGTAAGCCATTGAAGCGTATTGCTTGCGACCTTTAACGGTTGTCAGGTCAGGCAGGCACTGATTGAACGCATCCACTTCGGCGCGGACTTTTTGCAGCCAAGGCTCAAGGCCTTTTGGTGTGCTGTACACGGCGAGAGCGGTTTCTTGCGCTGGCACAACTGCCAGTTCGTTTTGTACGGTCATGAGTAATCCCTGTTGCGATGCTCGCAGCGGTATAGGGGTAGGGTAAATAAGAGTTGATAAATATTCTTATTCGTATCTATGATATGTAATAACGTATCAACTCAATGCATGGAGCCTCACCTATGAAAGTGCTGTCCTCACTGAAAGAAGCGAAAAACCGTCACCGCGACTGCCAAATCGTTATGCGCCGAGGTCGGATTTATGTGATTTGTAAATCCAATCCGAAATTCAAGGCGCGGCAGGGCAGTGCGAAGAACAAGAACAAAGGCAAAGGTTGATCAACTCTGCGGTTTTACTCGGTAACGCAGGACCTGAAGAACGCGACCGCCGTAACTAGGTTCGGCGTATTGCTCGATAGGAGCGCTAAAGAAAC